TCCCTAACCGCTGATGCTATTTTCCCATGAGGGGGTTCTTCGATCCCCAATTACTGCCTGCCTGAACCCCACCGTACCCGGGGGAGCCCTGTATGCAGCGATGGGTGGCGGAGTTGTATGAACACGAATCCCCAACCGCACTACATAAATTTTTACGTTTTATTACCGCAACACTTTTATGTGTTTTTATTGCCTACCCCCCATACCTTGCCGCATAAAACCACACATAAATTTTTAAAAAATCCCAGACTATTTCTGTCAAACGTTTGACACGTACAAATAAAAAAAGCCCTCGGGGGGCACCGAGGGCTTAAAACGGTCTTTCGACCACTCAGGGAGAAAGCAAGTGGCACACTTGCAAGGAGACGATGTCAAATATACACTGCGCCCAACTCGGGCGCAAGCCCTGCGACAACATGCTGGATCATCTGCTCGACTACGAGCCCCCTATTGAATCCGTTGGTGGCCTGCGCCCGGTCGATAAAGCCGCGCCGGAAGACCTTCTCAACGCTCAGCACAGCACGGCTGACTGGCTCCAATCCCTCGGAGCGCCTACGGCGGATACTGCCGACCAAGCTGCAGCCTCTGCGCTTGCGCAGAACGCCTTCCAGGCCGTCACAGCACCCGACACAGACCCCAAGCAGCGCCAAGCCTTGCTGGCGCTCAAAACGCCTGCAGCAGTGCGCCATCTCACAGGCATGCTCACAGCCTACGACTGGGAGTTTGTGCATCAGGCCAAGGAGCTACGCGGCTACGCGGTGTCAAAAATCTTGGAAGAGGTCGAGCACCCTGATGCTCGCATCCGCCTACGCGCCCTGGAACTCCTGGGCCGAGTCACTGAGGTGGCGCTATTCACCGACAGGGTCGAGGTGAAAAAGACGGAGCTAAAGGATACCGAACTGGACGCCAAGATCAAGGAGAAACTGGCGCGGTTTATGGGAGTTACGGACCTTAGTCCTACGGACGCAGTCCTCATAGAAGGCGAAGCCGGTGAAGCTTCCTGATTTCCTGACGCCTAAAGAGGCCGCAGCGATCAATGCTGCGCTTCCTCACATGTCAGTCAAGGAAAAAATGGAGCTTTTTGATCTTTTAGAAGAGAAAGAACGCCGATACAAGATCACATCCGCCCAGAATTCGCTACTGGGCTTTGCTCACATGCTCTATCCAGGCTTCAAAGAAGGCCCGCACCACAGAAAACTTGCCGCAATCTTTGAAGACGTAGTCCTGGGCAAGAAGAAACGCGTCATTATCAATATCGCGCCCCGTATGGGGAAGTCCGAGTTCTCCTCATACCTATTTCCAGCGTACTTTTTGGGCAAGTTTCCGCACAAAAAGATCATCATGGGGACGCATACTGCATCCCTTTCTGAGGATTTCGGTCGTCGAATCAAGAACCTCATAGGTGGAGAGGATTACCCCACGCTTTTTCCTGACACAAAAGTGTCTGAAGACCAAAAAGCTGCCGGAAAATGGTCAACTTCTGAGGGTGGGCAGTACTATGCGGTTGGCGTCGGCGGTTCCATCGCCGGTCGCGGCGCGGACTTGTTCGTGATTGACGATCCGCACTCGGAACAAGACCTGAAGGCGGGGACACGCACGCCGTTTGACGCAGCGTGGAACTGGTTTCAGACCGGCCCTCTGCAGCGCTTGATGCCTGGGGGTGCCATCATCGTCATCATGACCCGTTGGAGCCAGATTGACCTCACGGGGCAGCTTATCAACCACCAGATCAAGAACCCCGACGCTGATCAGTGGGAGATCGTGGAGCTTCCGGCCATCCTGCACGAGAACACGCCCGATGAGAAGTCACTCTGGCCGGGACAGTGGCCTCTGGAGCAGCTTCAAGCCAAACGCGCAGGCATGGACCCGCGCTTCTGGCAGGCGCAGTACATGCAGAACCCCACCTCGGAGGTGGCAGCGGTCATCAAGCGCGAGATGTGGCAGGTCTGGGAGCTGGAGAAGCCACCCAAATGCGAGTACATCATCCAATCATGGGATACGGCGCACGAGACCAAGACTTCCAGTGACTACAGCGCCTGCACAACGTGGGGCGTGTGGTTCAACGAAGAGGACAATGATAATGCGCATATCATTCTTCTTGACGCAATCAAGGGTAGGTGGGCGTTCCCCGATCTCAAAAAGCGTGCCATTGAGTACTACAAAGAGTGGGAGCCTGACGCGTGTTTGATTGAGAAAAAAGCTGCAGGAGCGCCTCTCATTCAGGAACTCCGGGCTATGGGTATCCCCATCAGTGAGTTCAGTCCCAGCCGGGGCAAGGCAAACACCAGCAACGACAAAGTAGTGCGCCTGAACGCGGTGTCGGACATGTTCTCATCGGGTCGTGTGTGGGCACCGGATACCCGGTGGGCCCGCGAGGTCGTGGAGGAAGTCGCGGCCTTCCCCGCCGGTGAGCACGACGACTACGTCGATACTTGCACGCAGGCCCTCATGCGCATGCGGCAGGGCGGGTTCATCCGCTTGCCCTCTGATGAGCCTGATGAACCGCAATACTTCCGCAGCGCACGCCGTGCTGCTTATTACTAAGGAAACCAAATGGAAAAACTCGACGCGCAAACACTAGAGTTGCTTCTTCGAGCAGGCGCGGCCCGTTCGGGGATGCGGGAGCTTCCTATAAAAGGCTTGCCAGCCAACACGGCGGGGATCGCGGACCTTGTTCCTTACGAAAGCGCAGATCTTCGTGGGGCTAATACGCAAGGTTTTGTAGTGTCTGATCCCCGTTTGTCTCAGACCGAGCGCAATCGGGGCGCTGTAGGCGCTATGTTTGTGGCTCCCAATTCAAAACCAGAGGTGTTTGCGCATGAAGCAGAGCATCTTATGGCTAAAAAACAGCTAGGACACCCATCTGCCATTAACGAAAAGTTTGATGAGCTTATTAAAGATCCAAAAGCTCGGGGTGCGTTTGTGTTGGCCGCAATGGATGCAGCGCCATACCTAAAAGAAAAGTACGGCATTTCAAACGCATACTTTGATCCTAAACTGCTTAAAAGTAATCCAGCACCTGTCGTGTTGTACGAGCAGTTAGCGTCCCTTGCGGCCGCAGAACAGACGCTCGGCATAGACTTGACCAAAGACCCTCAGTTGCGCAAAACGCTGTTCAAAGATCCCGCAGTGCGTGAGACCTATAGTGCGGTCACAGGCTTGCGGCAAACTCGGCTAGACCCGCGAGACATCGCGCCCTACACCCGCATACCGGAGCCAAAAGCAGAGTCGCTGCTTGATAAGGCCCGCAAATCCCTGCGCATGGCGCAAGGCGGCGAAGCAAAGCTCATTTAAGGAAACAAAATGGCAACGAACATCGACCAAGCCCTCACTCCGCTCGACATGGGCGGTATGACCGCAGAACCAGCCATCGAGATTGAAATTGAGAATCCTGACTCCGTCAGCATCGGAATCGATGGAGTCGAGATCGAACTGACGCCTGAACCCAAGACTGCTGACGATTTCGATGCGAACTTGGCAGAGTTCATGGACGAGGGCGAGCTTCAGTCGCTTGCCTCAGAACTCGTCGCCTTGGTAGACGCAGACATCAACAGTCGCAAAGACTGGACAGAAATGTTCGTCAAGGGGCTGGAAGTCCTGGGAATGAAGTACGAAGAGCGCACCGAGCCGTGGAACGGCGCGTGTGGCGTGTACAGCCCGCTCCTGACCGAAGCAGCGATCCGGTTCCAAAGCGAGATGATCACGGAAACCTTCCCTGCCCAGGGGCCGGTGAAAACGCAGATCGTCGGTGCCATCGACCGCCTCAAGGAAGAAGCCGCAGACCGTGTCCGTGAGGACATGAACTACACGCTGACCGAGAGGATGATCGACTACCGCTCAGAGCACGAGCGCATGCTCTACAGCCTGGGCCTGTCAGGTGCAGCGTTCAAGAAGATCTACCCCAACCCGAGCACTGAACTGCCCGCTGCTCCGTTCGTACCGGCTGAAGATCTGATCATGCCCTACGGGGCGAGCAATATTTACACCGCTGAGCGCGTCACCCATGTGATGCGCAAGACGGAAAACGAGCTGAAGAAACTGCAAGTCGCAGGGTTTTACCGGGAGTTGGATCTGGGTGAGCCCACGCGCATCCTGACGGACATTGAGAAGAAGAAAGCCGAGGAGCAAGGCTACAGTCTGACCGATGATGATCGGTTCCAGATTCTTGAGATTCATGCCGACGTAGATCTGCCAGGGTATGAGGATGAAGTACCTCTACCTTACGTGGTCACAATTGAACGCGGCACGCAACAGGTGCTTGCTATTCGGCGTAACTGGGAAGAATCGGACTCCAAGAAACTCAAGCGACAACACTTTGTCCAATACACCTATATCCCCGGCTTTGGTGCATACGGCCTGGGATACATCCACATCATTGGCGGCTACGCCCGAGCAGGCACTTCCATCATCCGCCAACTCGTTGACGCGGGCACTCTGGCGAATCTGCCCGGTGGTCTGAAGAGCCGTGGTTTGCGGATCAAGGGTGATGACACGCCCATTGCCCCTGGCGAG